AGATGTATAAGATGTTGTTGATGCACCTAATGTTGCATCTGTTTGATACATTGCAAGTTTGAATGTATTACCAGTCGATGCTGTAAAATTGTGAATTGCTCTTAGGATTTGTCCTTTGAACGAATTCGCAATTGCGTTTGTTGTTATAGCCATGTTTTCTCCTTAAATTATGGTTCAATACTTCTTGGTGATGGTGAATTAATTTTAATTCTTGGTACACCATCATCATACTCACCTCTGCGTCTTCTACCCATTTGTTGAAGAGCAAAAGTTTGTAATTCCTCATCATACTTTGTTTTATAAAGATTGTACATATCCATAGGACCTTTTAGATATGAAAAAGCTTCTCCTAATACTCCGTATAATAATATGTTTTCAAAATAAGTTGAAATATAAGTGCTGTTTGTTGAAGTAAAATGAGGGGGATCTTTAATATACTCTAATTGCACAGGAAATGCACTTGATGGCCTAGGTGCAACAATTACAGTGAAATCATCCCAATTAGCCCAATATTTTGGAGTACCAGTAGATCCTGTATTATTATATTCCCTCATAAATGTTTGATCTCTTTTTTCAAGGTAAACAACTGTTCCTGTTGCTGTTGTTCCAGATGTTGCAACAAACAAAGCTCTTGGAATTAAACAATCTGCCGGAACTGAAAGGTATTTATTATTAGCAGTAAATGTTGAATCTGCATATTTTCTTAAATCATCATAGTCTACTTTATCTGCTAAATCTAATTCAGTATTTCTAATAAATTGATCAATTAAAGAATCTGTTAAAACATTACTATCTACTTCAGTGTAGTTTCGAATTTGAGTTAAAAATGCTGCGTATGTTATAGCCATTATGATATCACTATAGTTACTTGACCTGTATAAATTCCAAATGTTCTTTGAGAGTTTTGGAAAGATGGATCTAAAGGTTGCATACCATTAGAATTATAAGCAAATGAACCAGGTAAAGTTAAATTAGCAATTGCTTCACCATTACCGCCAGAAGTAAAACTAAAGTCCTGCGCGCGTGTGTTTTTTAAAGCCTGTGCATCAGCTTTATGATGTTTAGGATCAAGTTGAGGATGTTTTGGTTCGTATTCAGAAACATGAACTAATGATCCATTCCACTCCTTAACCATTTGTTGATAAGGAAATGCTTGACCAGACCTATCTGATATCGATTGTGAAAATTTACCTCTTGAAAAATTAGCCATTATAATAAATTCCCATAGTAAGCTTGTGGTGATATGAATACAGATGTTCTTTGACCATCTTCAGTTAAAGCTCTTTGTAATTCATCTTCATAATACAATCTTAACTGTTCAGTTAATTTTGGATTAATCTTCATAGATAAATAATAAGCAAGTCCTGAAACCATACATGGTAAAAATCTATATGGAACATCTGGAGTATTTGTGTAACTTCCAGCATCTTGAATTCTTTTAATTACATAATATTTTAAATATGTATAATTTGATAAGTCAGGTGTTAAATATAAGTATATTTTAGGGTTTGTTTGTCTATCCACATAATATTGTGAAGGCTGTCCTATTTGACCTTTATTAGGCAAATCTGCGTAAGCTGATCTACTTATTTTATCTAAAGACACATCATTTGTATTTTGTGCAGTAGTATTTGAAGAAGATACGTAAGCTTCTAGTACATCGTTAGTTGCTTGTGGAGTTGTATATTCTGCCTGACCATAAACTAAAGCAGCTGTTTGTAATTCAACTTTCCAAAGATGAACTCCTCTATTTCCCCATTCAGAAAACAATAAATTTAATGATCTTCTTGCACTACGTAATGCATATCCAGAAGTAGTTGATGATTGGCATCTTTCGTATGCTTCTTCTATTACTTCTTCTATATCTAAATCAAATGTTGTAGTGCCTGAAGTAGTCATTATTCAAAATCTTTCAGTCTTAAATTTTTTAACATTTCTTTATTTCCTTTTTGGTCAGCCTCAGATGCTTTTCTAAATTTTTCTGGTCGTGCAGCTTTTGCAGCGCCTTCTTGAATAGCTTTCTTAGAAACACCAATCATTTCAACACCTTTTTTTGCACCCATTCCTAAAAGCCTAGCAAACATACCAACCGATGCTTTTTTAATTCTCATATTACTTCCATTTTTCATTGAAAGCATTTTTGAATATTTACTCATTAAAATACACCTTTAAATTTTACTAATGTAGATTGAACTTTTTCATTTTGTCCTCTTGTAATAGACATTCCACCATCAACCATACCTTCAGGTGATTCTCCCATAGCATCTTTCTTTTGCATTCTTACTTTTTTGCTTTTTTTTAACATAGAAAAATCTTCTCCTGTAATTTTTCCATCTTTATTAACATCTATATTTTTTTGTTTTCCTTTTAACATTTTTCCCTCACTTGCTTTTATTGTTTTAACATTAGTTGGTTTCGGTCCAACATTACCTGCAGCTCTTTTACGGATGACTGCTGATCTCCGTTGGCTCTCTGTCATACTAGCGGCTTTTGCTGCTGGTACACATTTAGGATAAGAACGACTAGAGCCATTAGCAGATTTTCTTCCGCATTTTTCGTAGCCACCACCCTTTTTAGGCGAACCAATATCCACCCAATCTTCTTTAAACCACTTATCTAAACTCATTTGATAAGCTCATCAACATAGTCTTGATAGTTTCCATCTTCAAAACCACCTTTAACATATTTGAATCTTCCTTCATTTGCCATACCACCTGATTTTCTTTGGTAAGTAATTCTAGCTCCACCACCATAAGTTTTTCTACTTTGGTCTTCATAACCTTCTGCTGAACTTTTTGTTTTACCTACATTACCGTAAAAATCTAAAAAAGTATTTTCATTAATACCCACTCTATTTGCATATCTAATTTGTTTGCTTACATCTTGTGAAGTCGGTGCTCCTACAGCATCTCTAGTAGATTTAGTACCTTCTAGAGTAAGTTTGCCAAGTTTTGTTCCAACATCAACACCTAAAGTTTGACTATCAATAGAAGAACCGAAGGATCCTTGCGTTGTATCTATTCCTTTTGAATAATAAGGGGAAATTGTTTGTATAAATTTGTCACTTGTTCTTTGGTTAATTTTTTCAAAATCTTGTTCAAAACCAACTGGTGATTCTGGTAATGTTGGTCCTTGAGGTGATGTAGTTGTTAATGCTCCGCCACTAAATTTTTTAACTTTAACCATAGATCCTTCTTTCATAGATTTAGGACCCCAATCTTTTCTTTTAGTTCCTGATGGATCTTTTATTTTACCAGCGCATATTTTTGACGCATAGGCATTAGCGTAAGCTGAAGGATAAACCTTAAACTTTTTTTTGGCGGCCGCTTTGCCTCTTGGACATAGTTTTGTCATAGAGATCCTATTTGATTAATCAAAAGGATATTATCAAATTAAACTTGTATAGTCTAGAACTAGGCTTTTTTATTAATGTTTTTCTTCTTTTTGCGATAAGTTAACATCGCTCTTGAGGGTTTTGCACCTCTTAGTTTGCCATCTATTTGTTGTGGCATTGATGATCTTCCAATTGGCATATTATTCTAACACTGTATAAACAACTCTACCATTAAGTTTCTCAGCTTTCAAGAACTGTTTTCTATTTCCTAAAGCATTAAAACTACAATGTACCCAACCTGAATTTGGTTCATTTTCATTCCAAAATTCAAGAATACATTGATCATAGTCTAAGTTTTTAACTACAAAATCTGCTAAATCTTTGTTAGCAACACCAAAGATCTCAAAATCTGCCGCTTGACCTTTCGTGTGTTGGCTTTTGCTTGATGAACCTATGGCTTCACAAAGTGCTGCAGATCTATAACCAGAACTAACAGATAATGGCATGCCATAAAAATCTCTAATAGGTTGTAATACATTTTCACATAACAACTTTAAGTTTAAAATATGTTCTTCATTTGGGGTGTTATCAATTCCAAGTCTCGTAGCTTCTTGAGACTTTGTTAATTCATTTAATGTAAAACTTTTACTTAGATTCATTTCTTAACTTCCTTATAACCTCAATTACATGTTTTTCATACTCTTTATTTGTAGAAAAATTATCTAGTGTTTTAGCTAATGCTATAGGATCT